TTTTAAGTTCACAACTTCACCAACGGACCTAGCACGAAGCTGCATGAATAGGTACTCAAGGTCAAATGTTGGCAAATCATCAACATCTATATCGGTAATGATGCAGTTATTTAAAACTTGTTTGACAACATCAATAGTCTCTTTCTCATCAGCTGCTTGTGCTGCCATCAGAAACAATTTTTGTTCTTTTACAAGAAACGGTCTATATTTTACTTTCTTACCCGATGAAATCAAAGTTGTTTCATAGGTTGGCACATCAATTTTTGGTAAAGCCATATTATATCCTCAGTTTAAAAAATAAGTCTGGAAGCTGGTGTGATTAATTTTTCAGCAATTGTACCACCAGCTTTATCAAAAAATCTAGAAGCTTTGTCTCCAAATAATTGAGCCGCTGCAGCTGCAATATCGTATTTACCAGAATATATAACACGATATTTTTGATATGAAAATTGAACAGATAGTCTGTGAAATCCTTCTTCAGACCATGATAGTGGTTGTGATGCAATCGAAATTGGAAAAGCATCAATCATTTCAATTGCGTAAATTTGTTTAATAAAATCATCATACTGAATAACTTTAATGTTTGTTAAGTACCTTGTATTTGTACCTTTAGGAAACCTTAGGTTATTTGTATCTGATGGCATAATTGCTTCCATCCATCGATCAAATAACTTTCTCTCATAGAATTCATTAGTACACAAAAAGTTTAATGTGGTTTCTTGATATTGTGTTTGATATGGAACTTTAAAAGTTGGACCATAAATTTTAACATCAGCCGTTTGTAATGATCTTCCAGGTAATTCTGCACTCTCACATTGAAGCGCTAGATACCTAGAAATTGCAGGGTTGTTACCTTTAGACTGCTCATCTTGTGGACTATTTCCTAAAATTTGACTAATGGCCTCTGTAACATCAGAAACAATTGTCGTAGGTAAGTTAAGAAGTTTCTCAAGAGTTGATGTTTCTATGAACTTATTAATATATTCTGGAATAGGTAATATAACCTCAAAACGATTTGGTTTAGCTAAACCATCTTTGGATTTAATATTAGATAAAAATGATTGAGGTGTAAAAGCCATTAAAATTCGTCCTTTGAGTCGGCGTATACTTTGCTTGTTGTAGCGCCAACAAAGCTTTCCATTGGTAATAATGCAGCAATATCCCATTCATCAGCCGATATTTCTAAAAATCTGGATTGAACATGACTGAATAGATATCTTTTAATACAAGGTTGCGCTTCAAATATTTTAGCCGCAGATGATAACACCGCATAACTTAATCGCAGTTTTGTAGTATTATCATACCTATCATTTGATGCATATTCACTTAGTTTGTCTAACAAAATAATTCGTTGCTTTGGATGAATGTAATGTAAATTCAATCCTAGAAACCCGTCTGAGTATTGTTCTATTGGTATAACCAATGGAAACCTATCGTAATATCGCAACGAATCTTTTGTTTTGGGATCATAAAAGTAAAAATACATTTTACCAATTATGGTACTGCTTTTCAGTCTCAATCTATCATTCATAAGGGCTTGCTTCGAAGGATTCAAATCTGAAACTTTAGATCGAAGCCAGGCTCTTGCTTTATTCGTTCGAGGAGATAAACCCTCTTTTTGTAATGATTTTGTTATTCTGTCTATTAGATATGCCATTATATATTTATATCAAAGTCCTAGTTCTTTTTCAGTTAATATTTTGAATTGCCATCCGTGTTCTTTACAGAATAGATCAGCAGCTCGCCATTTTTCTTGGTTAATAGCATAAGTAGCGGACTCTTGAATAAATCTTTTGGTTTGTCTTTTCTGTGTGGGCATTTTAGTCTGAGCCTCAGGTTTGACTTCAATCATAAGAGTTTTCATACTTCCATCACGCACCTTTAGTTTGACCACAAAATCTGGAAAATATCTATGCATTTTTTGGTCAACTGGCGACTTATAGGATACAAACAATTCTTCAGATGCCCAATAAATTACATTTGGATTATCGTCAAAATATTTCATAACCCTAAGTTCCCATGATGACCGGTATATGATATTTGTGGAATCTCCATTGTATTTTTTAGGGTTCTTTGGTTTAAATATTCCCTTGTATGATTTGTTAACAGAAGTCATATAAATATATAGTAAATATTATATAGGACTAAAAATGGCATTTTTCTCTCTAACGGATATAAAATTTAAATCGGAAGGCCCTAGATTTTTTAATAGGGCTACAAATTTTGAGTTCAATAATAAAAGATATCCAATTGACCTTGGCACAACAGACAAGGCACACTATATGATGTTTAAGATTTTTGTTCAAGAAAGAACACAATTTGCAAAAAATTATGCTGAAGGTGAAGGAAGACCAACAGCTCAAATAAACCAACAATCAGTAGCCAGAACAAACCTAACACAATCTCTTGCGACTGGTATTGACGTTGTAGGTGATCTACTTAATGGAGTTAAAACTTCGATATCTTCTGTACCTTTTATTGGAGAAAATGCATCTAAGGCCTTAAATGCATTGGACCCTACAGGTAATCAATTCTTTAACAGCTTGTCTAGTGCAGTAAAAAATGGCGGCGATGTTATTAAAAGTGGAAGTTTGTTTCGTACAATAAGAAGAACAACCGATACAATTGCATTGTATATGCCAGATACTTTAAACTTTACATATAACCAAGCATATTCGGATGCATCTGCAAAAGATGCTTTTGGTTTAATTGGCCAAGTTGCTCAAGCTGGAGCTTCAGCTGTAGACGGATATAAAAGAGGTGAAGCATTAGGATCTGTGGAGAATTTAAGTCCTTTTGCTGCAGAAGTTGCCGCTGGACTATCTAAAACTGGTGATTTAGGATTTACAGCTTTAAGTGCTTTAACGGGTGGAGTTTTAGCACAAAATCCTCAATTGGAACTTATATACAGTAGACCACAATTTAGATCCTTTAGATTTCAATTTATGTTTTATCCTAGAGATGAAAGAGAATCTAGAGAAGTGCTTGATATTATTGAATTACTTAAATTTCATCAAGCTCCTGAAATATTGGAAGGTACTTATGGAAGATTTTTAGTGCCTCCTTCTGAATTCGACATAGAGTTTTATTACAATGGCGAAGTAAATAAAAATATACCTACAGTTTCAACTTGTGTTTTACAATCTATAGATGTTGATTATGCACCAAATGGATTTGCAGCTTATGAAACTGGTAATAGCAATCGACCAGAAAAAGGCGGAACGGGTATGCCTGTAGGCATTCGCTTAGATTTGGGATTTAAAGAAGTTGAAATTCTCACAAAAAAATATTTTGCTGAAAATGTAAAAAATAAAAGACTTCCAATACCTACTGTTAGTGGCCCTATTTCGGCGGAGTAACATAATATGGCTAATTATTTTAATTATTTTCCAAAAGTTTATTATACTCCAGATGCTGCAATGCAGTCTTTGGATGTTTTAACCAATCTAACAACTAGATTCTCATTTGAACAAAAATTTAAAGACAATAGTTCAACTTACTATGAGTATAATGTGGAAGACGGTGACACACCAGAAATAATTGCTGCTAAGGTATATGGTTCATCCGAAAAACATTGGGTTATATTAAATATGAATAATATTGTTGACCCATTTTATGATTGGCCTTTGTCACAGAGAAACATAATTAAATTCATCGATAGTAAATATACCAGTAATGCCAATACTGCGGCCGGTGAAACTGGTCTTGAATGGGCAACTTCAAATATTCAAGCTTACTATAAGATTAATACTCAAACAGATAAAATTTCTGGTAAAAAAACTGAGACTAAAATACAGGTTGATCCTGCAACATATGCTAACATTGCATCTTCATCAACTGAATATACTCTTGCTGATAAAAATAAAGTGATTATTGCTATAACAAAAGACACAGTAACATATTACAATTATGAAATAGAGGAGAATGATAACAAGAGAGTTATTAAACTTCTAAGGCCTGAATTACTTGAAGTTGTTGACAAAGAATTTAAAAGAGTAATTTCTGATACTATTATATGAGTAATTTTAATCTAAGGCAATCTACCGATTTTAAAATTGAAGAATTGTTTCTTGTTTCTAAATTTGGTAAATATAATTTACAGGGGATGTTTGAAGAATTAAACATCTATGACAGTATGTTAACTCCATGTTCAAGTGGTAATATACTCATTGTGGATTCTATTGGCCTAACACAAAAATTATTGTTTGATGGTACCGAATACCTATTGGTAAATATTACCAAGGGTGATGATTTATTTCCTATAAAAAAGAAGTTTGCAATTTTTAGCCAAACAGATAGAAAAAGTATTAATCAAACAAGTGAATCTTATATTTTGAAGTTTGTATCAGAAGAATTACTTTTGTCAGAACAACAACGAGTCAGTCAATATTATGATGGAACATATTCTGATGCTATTTTTAGCATACTGAGAGATTATTTAAAAGTGCCGCTTAGAACTGTATATAACTCAAACCCATCTTATGGGACAAACCAGTTTATTGTGCCTAATTTGAAACCATTGGATGCAATAAATTGGTGTGTTAAAAGGTCTTTAAACAATACTAATATTCCAAACTTTATGTTTTTTGAGAATAATGATGGGTACAATCTTACGACACTAAGTGAGATTATGCAAAGTGAGCCCCTGTTCAATGTAAATTTCTCTGCAAAAAATTTACCAGGCGAAAATATGAAAGAAGAATTGGTTGGTGCAAGACAAATGGAAGTAATAACACAATATGACTTTATAAAGAATACACAATCAGGTGTATATTCAGGTAGTGTTATTGGTTTTGATGCTGTAACAAGAAGCTTTAAAAAAGAATCTTATACCTTTGATGATCTATATTCGATTTCAAAGCATGCAAATCCAAACCCTATTGTGGCAAAATTCATAAACAAAACTGGTAAAAGTAATTATGATATGGATAATTCCAGGAAATTGTTTTACTTAGACACAAGTGACCGTAAAACAAATCCTTATGTTTTAGGAAACTATGCAGCATCTATACAGGCACAAGATAATCCACAGAGATATATATTCCAGAGAGAAGCTATATTACAGAATTTTGTGGGTCAACGATTGAAGCTTGTTCTTCCTGGAAACTTTCTTGTTACTTCAGGTAAAACATTATACTTAGATGTTCCTCGCACAGCAGCTAAGACAAATGATTCTGACAATTATGATAACACATTAAGAGGAAAGTATGCCATATTGGCCACAAGACATATCATATCATATAGCAAATTTGAAACGATAGTTGAAGTTGTTACTGATTCAACGGAGAAACCTTCGTATTCAGCAACTGCACAACAAATGAATATTCTAAAGAGTGGGTATATTTAAATGAACAAAAATGTATTTGAAGGACAAATTGAGGACATTGATGACCCTTTGAAGCTTCATCGAGTCCGAGTTCGTGTTTTTGCAGTTCATAATGAAGATAGG